GCGTGACCTTGATCGACCGGCACAGGTGCCCGACTAGGACCGGGTGGAAACTGACATACGGTAGCGGCAGGATGTTGTTGTCGAGCCCGTATTGGTAAACGTCGCTCGAAGTGTGAAAGTTGTGGCTCGTGACAGCCAACCATTTCCGGCTACTCGTCGAGTCGTAGGGCTTCGAGTAGTCCAGAGACTGCCCGCTCACCTCGCCCATCTTGAGAATTGCCATCAGTCGATGTCCACCCCTTCCGCCTGTGACATGTCTTCGAGGGCCGACAGTTGCTGTTGCTGGATGGCGAGTTGCTGTTGCTGGATCGACAGCATCTCCGCCTGCTTATCCGCCGTCCGCATCGATGAGAAGATGGCGGAGATAGCTGCACTGCTTCCCGCCTGAAGCGCAGCCGGGCCGCTCGTCTTCGTCTCGGTCACTGTCGCTTTGACTTCCTGTTCCGGTATTTCCACCCGAGGCGTGATTGGTTGTTTCTCGGTCGCGGTTTGCAAACCATCAAGGGTAGTCTTCATGTTGTTGGTAACCTCCGTCTGGAGATTGCCAATCATGGCCTGCATCTTCTTTTCAAGCTCGCTGGGGATGCGCTCGGCCACCTGCGGTAGCGCCTCAGCGGTTGCCTTGAATCCCTCCAAAAGTGGAGTCCACGACAGAGACAGAGACGTAGCTCCGCCGCTCGCGATGTACTCCCAAATGGCCTCCATCGCCGATCCGATGTTCTCGCCGAGGTTGGCGAAAACGGTCTGCGTGAATGACACCAGATCAGTGAACAACGCCCGCCAATTGTTGCCGAACCACTCCATGTAAGCCGGGAGAGTCTCGGTCAGTAAGTGGGCCACCGTGTTTCCAAACTGCACGAACGCCAGTTCCACCTTCAGAATCCCGATCTCGGCATAGGCTCGCCAGTTCGTGACGTAGGCAATCGCCTGCTGGAAGGCCGGGACCACGTGCGAGTAGATCGTATCCCCGACGCCCGCAAACTTGGCCTGGACTGACTCAATGCCCGGCAGCACCTGCGATGCAATCATCTCGGCCACCGCTTGCAGTGTCGGCAGGATCGCCCCGCCAATGCTTTCGCCAATGTCGCCAATCACGTTCCCCATCCGCGTGAACGGATCGCTGACCGCTTGTGCGGCCCCGCCGAATTCCTTTTGCAATTCCCCGAGGATAACCGCCTGTGCTCCGGCGATGTCGCCCACCTGCATCAACTGTTTGATCTGCTGCTTCTGCTGCTCCGAGAACGACACACCGACGCGGCTCAGTGCCGCGATGCCCTTGATTGGATCATTCAAGGCTTTGCCCACCTGCACGACGGACGATTGCAGGTCCTGCCCCATGACCGACGAAAGATCCTGTGCCGCGACAATCGCGGACTTGAACGTATCGCCCCGGATCTGCGTGAACGTCGCCAGCACACCGGCCGCCCCGATGGTCGCATCGTCCTCGAAGTCTGTCAGTCTCTGCAGGTCGCCAGCCATCTGGCGGATCTCGTCGCCACTGACCCCAGCCGCCCCGCCAGTGGAGGCCAGAACGGCATCGAGTTTCTTGCCCTGCTTCTCGGCATCCCTCGTGGCCTGCATCATGGCACCGATGGTCCCCGTGACCATCTTGATCGCCTGAATGGCCATCTGGGCTTGGATGAACCCCCCCGCTACGCTGGCCTTCATGGCCCGGGCCTGCTCTCGTGCAACTGTTGCCGCTTGCTTGGCTTGGAGATTGGCCACCTTCTGCGACGATTCTCGGACTGTGGCAACAGACTTGGCCAGCCCCAGGGACATGGTAGCGGTAGCCCGGCCGATGCTCTCGATGATCGACCCGACACCACGCCCGACACCGGCAGCAGCGTTGCCACTCGCCGACACAATCCCGCTGAATGATCGCGTGATATTTGCAGTCGCCGAACCAACAGCCGTAGCAAGCTGGGCAGCAGCAGCCCCCGCCGCCTGAATCGGCAGTGTGAAACCTGCCGTGTTGGCGGACAGGTTCGCAACAAGATCACCGACTATCGCCACCGGTCACCTTCATATTCTTGATGCCCTTGACCAACTCATCAGGAGACATTTCCCGAGGCTTCGGCGTGTCGATTGGTCGGAATGCCGCCATCATCTTGGCCATCTCTGGCACCTTGCCGGACATGCTCGCCATCGTGAGAGATGTGGACACCGCCGCCCGGAAATCATCCGCCCGCTTGCCCCAGCCCTCAAGATGTGCGAACGCCTGCAACACGGTAACCTGCCGGGGGGTGAGTTCGTCCAACAGATCTTCCCAGGTCGCTAACCGATGATCCTGCGCCGCCAGCCGCATGAGGAACAACACAAGATCATCGGACGCTAGTTTTTTGCGGCTTTCTCCACGCTCCCACCCGAAGAAACTTTCTGGATCGCCTCGCCGATCTGCCGCAGCACATCGACAGGGATATCGTCGATCTCGGCATCTCCTTCGCTGAACAGCGGCTTTCCTTCCTCGTCCACAACGGCAGTCTGAACAAGGTACCTAAGGCTCCCGCTGTCGTCGGTCTTGGCTAGTTCGTCGAACCTCAGCCCCTCGCGTAGCGTGAGGCTCCGCACGAACACCGGTTCGCCGTTGATTTCCACCCGTTTGGGGACACGCTTCAGCAATGCTTTTCGGCTCACTCGTCATCCTCGTCTTCGTCGTCTTGCGGCATCTGGTCCCAGTTCGGGCCGGGGACAAAACTGCCGTCGGGGTTGTATCCGATGATGATGCCCGCATCGTACAGCGCGAAATCTTCCGGGCTGATCCCAGCCGTCACCCTGCGGGCCGCGTGCTGTGCCTGCCGGAAATCGTCGGGAGTCATGGCCGCACGCTGAAGACACTCCTCGTCTTCCGGCTCGGCCACGCCCATTCGGACCAACATGTACGAATCGGGCCGCGAGACAATCGCCCCAAGTTTCCAGAACTGGACCGGCTCCATCCGCCCATTCCGCCACGTGTCGACCATGACGGTCTGGGATTGCTCGTCGTCAGACAGCACAGCCGAGGGGCTGATCTCAATATCCTCTCGAATGATCCTGGCTTGCATTAGGTGGGCCACCCAGGGTCACCGGTGACCGTGTAGGTAATGCTCCCCTTCAGCCCGTCGTCCATCGCGACGGTATTGCCGAACTCAACACCCGCCGAGGTAAAACTCTGGTTCGTCGCTGCGGTGTCAGCGTAGATCATTTTCATTGCGTTCGTTGCCGGAGTAGCGATCAGATCGGTAATCGCTTGGTGCCCTGAGAGCGCCGGGTCGTAGAAGATCTCCGCCGAAACTTGACCGGGGTTGCTGTAGCCAGTCGGCGCGAACGTCTTGAAGACGCCTCCATCCAAAGTCGTAGACTCGAATGTTTCCGACCCGCTCCCGCTGTGCTCAATGCTGAGAATCTGCGCGATGTCCACCAAACTCGCGGCAACCGTGTGCTGCAGTTTCGTGCCCTTAGACTTCACAATCGCCATGAATGCACCTCCTAAGTGTGCTGAATCGAGAACTGAAGACTTCTCACGTAGTGGCGTTGATCTCCCCCGTCTCCGGTCAAGATCGTGTCATCCCGTGCATTTTCCCAAAGGACTGCGTTGATCGTGTCTGATGCCCCGGCCGCCCCCACGTAGTCGCGGAGAAACGTCTCAACGGCACCGGCAAGAGTGATTGAGGCGGGCCGGTTGCTCGCGTAACAGTCGATGTCCAGCTCTGTCTTTCGCAGTGTCCCGCCCGTTCCGTCGAGTCGCTTGTAAGGGTCGTGACCGGTCTGCGTGATGATCACGTACGGGGGCTTCACGCCTTCCGCCGGGTTGTCCAAGAACACCGCATCAAACGCCACGCCGCCGACAGTCTGGGCTGGGGCCAACGCCGTGATTGATGCTTGCGATAGCAGCAGTGTGCGGAGCCCGATCTCAATTGCCACTCGGCACCACCTTTGCCAACTTGGCTCGGATCTCATCGCGGATCAGTGCGGCTGCTTTTGACTGACCCGCCGCAAACCCTTGCTTGACTACCCCTCCGAGGATCGACGGCATTGACCCGGTGGGCCAGTTCGTCACCTCAACCAGCTTCCCGCCGCGATACATCTTGGTCCTTTTCACGCGACGAAACTTGGTCCCCAGCACCATCCAGTGAATATTGGCCCCGCTGATCCCGACGCCCTTTTGCTTCCCTTTGCCTCGCTTGGCTTTCTTTTTGGCGGTATTCCCGACGCCCGCCCCTGCCTTGGCAGCGAATTCCCCAGACTTCACGCGCTGCATCCGCGATCCAAACAGCACCTTGCTGCCCTTGTATGGCACAGGGACAGCGTTCTTCATCTCTTTGGCCAGCAGTCGGGCCGCCTTTGTAATCGCGGTCTTCATCGCATTACGGGCCACCGAGTCCCGAACGCTGTTCAAGGCCTTCAGCAGTTGCTTATCTCCAGTCAGCTTGAAGGTGGTCGCCTTCAGCCCGGCAAGGGTCTTGACTGCATTCGCTTTGCGTCCAGCGATCTTCTGGGCTCGTGTCGGCTCAGCCATCCTGCGCCACCTCCACGGCAGGAAACCGCACCATCTCGTCCCCCTCGTCCACGTCCAAAGGGGGGCCAGAGATGTTGAAGATTCGATCCCCCATGCGTAACCGCTGCTTGACGGTGAATGCCTTGCTCTGCGGGTCTGATCGCATCGTGATTTGATGCGTGATATCGGCTGCGACTTCGACCCCACGGAAAAACTCCCGGCTCCCCCTGGTGGCCATCTCGCACCACCGCACGGCGAACGTGACCCAGTTCCCCGCTGTCGTTTCGTCGATCTGTCCCGCCCCGTTGACCGAGGCCGACAGCCGTTGCACCTCGACCCGCTTTGACAGCTTGCCCGCCCTCATGCGTAGTTCCCCCACTTCAGCCGATCAGTGAGGGCGGTGTAAGAGAGTTCGATTTCCTTGGATATTGTCCCAGACAGCACAGCTTCGCGATTCTCAACCCAATGACTGGCCAACAACAGAATCGCTTGCTTCGCGTCGTCTGGCACAGCACTGGCAGCACCGTATCCCGCCTGCATTGTGACCGCGACAGCGTTGAACCGGTCGTAGGTCGTGGGCCATGTCTGGCCAAACGCGGGCCGAATGAGGATCGGCTCAGCGTACAGATCTGCTTCGTAGGTCGCCGAGGTCAGAGTCTGCAGCGTGTTGTTTGCGTCGTAATACTGAATCGACGTGATGCTCTGGATCGGCAGCACCTCCGGGACAATGTACGTAGGCAGGTAGTCCAGATTGACCACAACGGTCTGCGTGCACAGTTTCCGCCGCGTGTCCTTCTCGACCATCATCCTGGCCGTCTTGATCAGACCCGCAAGCCGCTCGTCTTCGTGGCCGTGGTCAATCCTGGCGTGTTCTTTCAGTTCGGCCACGCTGACCGGCTCGACCGTTGGCTGGACGCTCACGCGCACAGAAGAGCGAACGCTCTGCATCGACTCCAACGGCCTCGCACGGTCCCACGGCATGGCTTATCGCCCTCTGTTCTGGCGACGGACCGCCCGCTCGTAATGCGGGACAGCCGTCGCCTGTTCGATTTCTTCCAACGCGGGCTTGGCGATCTTCCGCCTGACTAGGAGGTTGGCCACCCCATCAGGCGGATCGATTGTCTTACCCGCCCGGAATCCCTTCCAAGTTGTGAGGAGTTCCACTCGCATCAGGCGGGCAGCCTCACGATGTTGCCGAACCCACGCTCGGCCGCAGTGACCGGGGTATCCGTGGCCCGCGACAGCAACGCGAATGCTGTCGCAAAGGTTCCGGCAGACCCATCACCACACGTGGCGACAAGATCGAAGTAGCGCTTGCGTCCCCGCAGATCCACTTCAAACTTGAAGCACTTGTTGTCGTCGGTCGCCGTCGGCAAGGCCGCCGTGGTCCCCGCGATGCTCAATGAAGTGCCATAGACCAGACCGGTAACGTCGCCGTAGCTGCCATCCGTGTCCGACTCCTGGAGCTTCAGGACAGTCATCGCAATGTCGGTGGCCCCGAGGTAAACGAACACTTCCAAATATTCGTAACCCAGCGTGTCGATGCTCGCCGTGGTCAGGCTGGCATTGTCAACGATGGCAGCCGGGGGAGTGACTGACACAAACTTGGTATTCTGTGCATGAATCATGAATCAGGCTCCTTACGAACCGGGGGTCTTCAGCATGATCACCGGACCGGCCACCGAGGACGTTCCTTTTTCATGCACGTTGATATCGAAACGCTCAGTGCCACGGATGGCCAAC